TTCAGCCTCGAATTCATCACGCTTCTCTCTATCTAACTTATGTATAGTCGCAAATCTATCCTCCCACGTATCACCACCTTCTATACCTCGTATGGGATTGATGCAAGTTTGATCTGCTAGGGTATTACATACCAAACCTGCCAGGTCTAGTTCACTACCCATAGCACCTGTGTTCCAACGGTGTTGACCGTTGATCCAAGTAGCACCACATTTAGGACATTCCTTTCTCTCAATTTTGAGATCCGACAGTTCCTTATCGTTGGTCATCTTTAATTTCCTTAATTAGTTTTGAGTAGTCCCCGAGATCTTTGCTTAACTGACGCCTTACCCTTTGTTTTAAGAAATATAATTTTAGTTTAACAAAACTGTATCTAATATGGATGTCAACGAAAGCAAAGAGACGCATGGTTTCTTCGGTGCCAGCATAACATATGAGACAAACTATGGCACCGAATATAATATAGAATCCTAACATTTCCACTTTCTTAACGCCAATGCTTTGCGAGTTGGGCGTCCCTTCTCGTCCTTCATAGGACCTTTGTTGCCACCCATACGAGCACAGAATGATCTCTTACGAGGACCACCCTCAGGTTGGGGTGCTTTCAGATCAGAACCAGGATTCTCACGTTCATAAGACTTGCGTCCTTTCTCGTTCAATCCACCTTCTTTGTTCTTACCTTCCTTACGCTGCCATGCACTTTCTTTCATGCTCATGTCCTGAGACGCATCCTTCTTCTGCACTGACTTCATTTGCAGTTGCAGTTTCTGACGATTAAGCATGAGTTGCTTTCTTTGAAGTTGCATCTTCTTATTAGAAGTAGCATCTTCTTTCATTGTCTTCTCTGCCTTCTTTTGATCACAGGTTTTTTGAACACAAGACCCACACTTGTTACAGTAACTAGTTCCTTCGGGACAATTCTTTGCCTCGAAAATGTATTCTTTAAAACTGATCATGGTCTTTTAGGGCAGTTTGCTTCATGCTTTTCCATCCAAGTCTTAGGACGTTGGTGGTTTCTTGGGGATGTCAATCCACAATAAGGGCACTTGTACGTGCCATTATCTAATTTTTCAGCCATGATCACTAGCCTCAATACAGAACTCTTTGTAGGACTTGCCTTCTTTCTTGATACCACCGATCTTATCAACCAGTTTACCAAGTGCCTTACCAACCTTGTCGCGCTTACGCTCCTTAGGTGCTTGACCTGATCCAGTCTTAGCACCTTTCGCTGCTAATCTGCTAGCAGCAGTACCAGACTTTGCTGCCTTCTGACGCTTGGAATAGTCCATGTAGGACTCACCATCTTTCAGTTTCTTAGGATCTGTCTTTGGTTTAGATGCAGCAGCACTATCCTCACGGGCACGAGCATTAGCACCAGGACCACCCAGTTTCTTATCCTTCTCAGGATCTGGATGCCACATGTCAGCACGTTCCACTTTCAGAGTAGCAGGATAATCCTTATCACCCTTCTTAGCAGGTTTCTCACCACGCTTACGCTTGGCGTGAATGTTTGCCCACAGACCTTTCTTCTCTACAATCTCATTCTTCTCATCGTTGATAGCATGTTCATGCATCTCAGATACCAAAGTAGTGAGAAGTTCGACAGGTACATTTTGCTCTACACCATGCTCAAAGAGAATATCATAGTGAGTGATGTTACCTTGCTCATCTAGTGTATGCATCTCAGAGATACACTCACCAACACCCCACTCAGCATGTTCAATTTTCTTTGAACAATCGTGAGTCACCATGTAACCTTTGTCCTTACAGTGAGAGCATCCTTTACCCCCACATTCTTTGCACTTTTTCTTACCTTCAACGATTACTCCTTCACTCTTCAAGCGTGCAGCACGCTTAGCCTTTGCCTTAGCGAGGATTCTTGCACGAGCATCATCTTGATCCTTCTTAGGGATAGGAGTTACAGCACCAACCTTCTGATCAACATCACCAGGGGCATAACCCTCAGTCTTAGTTGCTTTCTTTCTGCGATTCATTTCCTTTGTCACTCTCTTCAACATGAATTGATTAGATGGGAGACTCTGGTCAGCACCACTGACTTGCTTATGCAACGCTGCCAGTTTCTCATCTGACTGCTTGCCCATCTTGGCGTCTTCTTTGATAGCACCTTTACCATGCTTGGCACGGATATCTGCTTTCACTTTTTCAAGTGCAGACATACCATCATATTTTTTACCAGGTTTCTTACCCCATGTATTGGGTTTGCCAGGTGCTTTGTTATAACGGTTGTTGCCATCAACACCGCCGCGCTCCATGCGTCTGTCTTTAAGACGATCTGATTCTTCTTCTTTGAAAAAATTCATGTTACTGACGTGCTACTTTTGTACATTTCAGACCAGCGCCATCGATGGTTTCGAGTGGATCTTTTTCCAAGTAGACAACACCACCCGCCTCAACACTGGCATTACGTGATCCAAGAGCGACATACTTAGTGCCGTCTCCACGCTCAGTTACAACAGGACCATCGTCAATAACTAAGACGATGGTGGCGGCAGTGTCATTGACAACACGAACAGCGGTCGCCTTACCCAGATTGGTTGCTGCACTGAGGGTTACCTCAGTAGCCAGTACACGAACTCTATCCATGGTTATACTACTTGGTTGTTTTTATTATTTATCTTGCTGCGCTTTTAGAAACTTGGCAAGATCTGCTGTGCTACCTACAAACATAGTATTGTTTGTTGTGGTAACTTCTTTGGTTTTAGTTGGTGCTTCAATGTCATTGACCTTCTTTTGTAGATCAATTAGTTTGTCAGCAACATCACCCACATGTTTAATCAACTGTCCAGCAACTTCAAATGCTCTTGGTTGATCTGACTCTTGTGCTAATTCAAGGATGCCATCAACTGCCTCTTGACCTTTCTCGATCAGAGAGTAAAGATTCCCACGAGTATACTCATAGTCTTTCTTTAATTGTTCTTTGGTGGAAGTAGTTACTTCTACCTCAGTAACAGGTGTTGGTGTTGCATCTTTGACGATTTCAGTTTTGACATCGAGAGCATCCTCAATGCCATCATACTTACTCGTCTGCGCCTGTGGTTGGGTTTCGTGAGAGTCCATCTGTAAATTCACTGAATAGTTCATTAAATCCGAAGTTGTCATCAGAATCAACTAAGGCATGATCTGCCTCAGTAATCCTATGAATCGCTGATCCGTTAGTGTGTGCTGCATTCGTTGAGTTCAACCAAGCACGGGTAACGAATACCTGTGTTCCGTCGATCTTAGCGATACGCATAACTTCATCATCGATCTGGATATTCGTATGAATAACAAGACCAGATGCATCTGTAACTTTAATGATTCCATCATTATCATCACACGCTGACGACAACGTAGTTGTTGCGTCAGAGTTTCTATCAATTGTAGATGCAGGAGTAGCAGTGTAACGCACCTCTCTTGGTGCTGTTCTGACAGAATCAGTAGCGTAATCCACAATTGCCTTGGTGATAATCTCACCACTGTTATCCTGTACAGGACCATACAAGAATGTCTTAGCAACAAACTGTAAGGTATAAATTAGAGTTCTGCGAGTATCATAATCTCCTTCATACTGATCATCATAATCAATACTTGCCAGTGTAATTGGGTAGTCTCTCTTCTCACCAAGTTCTGGTACCAAGTTCATTGTGATGTTGAAACTTGGTTGAAAGAATGGTAGAATTTGCTCAATGATTTGAAGAGCATCATCCTGATTCTTACTAAGGATTGCTAATTCAAAATTAATATTATATGGGATTGGCATGAACCCCTTGTTGTTAGCACCAGCGGCAGTAGTATTTCTAATATACTGTGTGGGTGATAACTTTCTTGTTGGATCATATGTGATTGCTTGAATCTCAAATGCAATCCTAGGCAGAGTAATCTGCACCTGATCCTTGGTAGTAAGATCACCAAGTTGACGCAGACGCGCTAAGAACTTATCCTTAGGTCCATATGCCAAAGGCACTTTCATGACCTCAGTTTTGGATCCTTGGGATCTTCTGATCTCAATGTTATTAAATAGTGTGCCAAAGGCAACCACGGTTTTTTTAATTACACCGTGATATGAATAAGTTCCTAGCATTAGATTGTGCTCCCTTTATTACCAAACTCACCGAATGGATTAGTTTGTGTGAAATCTATGATTGCATCTGCGTCAGTTTCAATTGCCACATTTTGATCATATTCCGAGTTCACATTATTTATAGTGTTATAGGTATAGGTAGACCAGACGGCAGAACTAGTGTCTCCTGTCATAGTTTCACCAGATGAGAATCTACCACTCCTATTGATAACAATAAGAGTTCTAGTAGCATTATCCCAAGACTTCACTTCGGCGGTTGTATTAGTAACAGCACCAGTCACAGTCTCACCAACTGTATAATCACCTGTGCCACCTTCGGCCATTACCATACCAACAGCATTAGCATGATTGACTTCAATAGCATCAATCTCTGCAACACCAGTATCGATATCCTCATCACTGTATTCAAAGAGTTCACAACGTAAACCCCATGTGTATATCTTACCTAACTGGAAGAAAGGTTGTTCATGCTCTACATACTGGATCTGAAATGTTTTACCCACCATAGGGAAGTGAATTAGATCTCCTTCATTAGGACGACCCTCCACAATCAGAGTAGCGTTATCATCTACTGCTGCTGTAAACCTTCGTTTAGATATGATGAAGGTAACCTGGTCTTGAATTCTGACACCAAACTTAGCGAAGATATCGCCATCACCACGAAAACCACCAGCATCTTCCAAATATACTTCGACTTCAAATGCGCCTGTATATTTGGATAGTGTATCTTCTCCGAAGACACTATCTTCTTTGACGAGCGTTCTTGGGATATAGTACACGTTCTTGCCGAACATTTTAATCTGCTCATCGACGAGATCTTGTACGAGACCCTGCTCTCCTGTTGTACCTTGGGTGAAGAAACTGTTAAGTGCCATATCATCCTATCATGTCTAGGGGAGGTGTTTCCCAGGTAGTACGAAGTTGTTCGTCAAGGATCTTTAATTCCTCAACAGCATCGTTATAAATCATCTCACCGTTCAGAGTGACACCACCTGGCATTTGGACATTCGTGAACTTAGTAAGATTCTGACCCCACTGCTTTTTAATTTTAGCAGTAACATAATCTTTCATCCACATTTGGTTGTAGATTTCTGTCCAACTGTTTGGATCCAAAGCACGCCAACATTTAAGGATCACATACTGATCTGAAAGTGCATCCTCAGTCCAGTCAAAATCAATGTATACTCTGTCTTGAACATTATTATATCTGATAGGTTTCAGACCTTCCAGCATGAAGTCAATACTAGACAGATGTTGCTGAATCATATAGTAGTGATAGAACTGTGTAGACGTAAAGTCATACAGATCATTCAGTCTCATCTGATAACGAATATCAAACATACTGCGAGTGCCTTTGTCAGTAAAAGCAAACATACCTTCAATTGCCAGAATATGATCTGGGACTGTTAGGTATGTATTTTGCTCAGACCAGACAGTAGTACCATCAGCACCAGTAGTATCTGTATTAGTACGACCCGCTGCAATTTCAGCAGAAGTAAAGAGATGTTTTAGATAAACTCTCTCAGCACCTTCATAGTGATATGTTTGGAACTTTTGAATAGCATAATCGATGGCATCATCACACTGATCATCAGATACGTTCACCTCCAAGACTGGTTTACCCAGTCTACGGAGGCAGTATTCTTTTAATTCTGCCTTAGAAGTTGGAATTGCCATTGGTTATTAGAGAGCAGCGATTGCAGCCTGGAATGCTGCAAAATCAGCAGCACCCGCAGCGACGGATTTGAGGGTTGTAAGATCAATCGTCTCTGCTTGTAGTGCAGAGTCAGCAGTTGCACCTTGTGCAGCAGTTGCATAATCAGTAGATGCTGTTGCAGCAGCAGTGCCAAGGGTAGGAGCACCAGTTAGGTCTCCATAAGCACCAGAGAATAATGTAGGTTTGCCAGTCAGGTCAGCGTATGCACCAGAGAATAATGTAGGTTTGCCAGTCAGATCTGCATAGGCACCCGAGAAGAGTGTGGGCAG